GCTAACGCTTATAACCAAATAGCACAAGCAATATTAAATAAAGATGGATCAGTTACTGAATAATGTAGGAATAATTATTACAGGGTTAAGCGCTATTATTTTTGTAGGATCATTTTTTGGAACTACCAAAAAGCGCCTAAATCAACTTGAAGATGATATTAAAGAAAGCAATAAATTCAATGTGGAAGTTATTGATAAACTTGCACGCATTGAAACTAAATTAGATTATTTAACAAACAGCAAAAATTAAAATTATGCCAAACGCAAAAACAACAATATTCGGAGCATTAGCCGCAATATGTGGTTATTTACAAAATTTGGGTGGTGTAGTAGGACAAGTTGGAACAATTGGAGCAGGAGTATTTACTTTTTTAATGGGTGCAGCAGCTAAAGACGCAAATAATAAAAATTAATGAAAAAAGATTATACACTATATTATATTATAGGCGGAATAATCTTATTGTATATGGCAGCAACTAAAACACAATTAGGACAATCCGTTTCCGATAGTTTATTTTCTTTTTTACGTTATTTAGAGGAAGGAAACGAACCAGCATTAACAGCATATCAAGATAGTGCAGGAGTATGGACTATTGGTTACGGCAGTATTTATAATTTTGATCAACAAAGGCCAGTGAAGCAGGGCGATACAATAGATGCAGAAACCGCCGAAAATTGGTTAGAGCAGGAGGCAAATCAAAAATTGCAATTTGTTCAATCATTGGTAACAGTACCAATAACCAACAATCAATTAGTTGCATTAGGTTCATTTACTTATAATGTAGGTGAAAGTGCCTTTCAAAACAGTACATTGTTAAAATTATTAAATAGCGGTGCAGATATTAACACAATAGCAGACCAATTTAATCGGTGGATATATGCGGGGGGTAAGGTAGTTAATGGCCTTATTAACCGCAGAAATGCAGAAAAAGCATTATTTCTTTCGTAGGTTGTTTTATATTTCGGTTTATTTAATGTAAGGAAAGGCGCATATATCAATATGTGCCTTTTTTATTTAAAAAAAATATTGCTTCAAATTTGGTAATATCAAAAAAACGTTTATATCTTTATTCCGACAAATGATTTTATAACAATTAAATGCAAGTTTATGACATTTACTTTCACTAAAACAGAAAGTGATTTACAGATTGATATTGCAAAATGCGATCAATCTATTAGCCACACAAAAGTAATTCTTTCACAAGTTAGTATTAACGATTGTTCGTTAATGTTTTTTACACGCGACAAATTTGGACAACAGACTTACCATTGTTTGCGCCAGGATCATTTTGAGTTTCCGTTATCTTATGAAATTACTAAATTGTTAATTGAAAACTTAGAACAATTAGAAGAAAAAAAAGCCGAACTTTTAAATCATTATTCACAAATTATCAAAAATAAAAAGTAATGAAGCCAATAATATACAAAGGATATTCCATTGTTTGGGATGGATATTATCGTAAATATATATGCAACATTGATAATTCAAAACATGAAACAGTTATTGCAGCTTTTAGATGGATTGATTATTTAACTAAATAAAATAAATACAAATGAAAAATACAAATGAAAACAATCCAGCTTTTCCTTGTATGCCAATACAAGACCAATTTAATCGTTTAATTGCACCTATTCCTGGAATGAGCAAATTAGAATATTTTACATTAAATATATATGCAAACAATATTAAGGATGTTTTGCCAGGAACGGCCATAAGATTTGCAAAGGAAATAATACAACTATTAGACGAAAGTCAAAAAAGTGATGATAATAATAATTTACAAATAATTAAATGACAAATGAACAAATATTACAGCAATTACAAAGCAGAAAATACAAGCCCGATTACATTCCACCAACAGATTATAAGGTATTTACAATAAATGATAAATTAGTTGGTTCTTTACAAAATTATGTTTGTTTTACCGGTTTGCCGAAAACCGGTAAAAGCACATTTTTATCTGCCTTAATTGCTTCCGCGTTGCATCCAAATGATTTTTTTCGTATGAAAATTAATTTACCAAATGATCGTAAGCGTATATGCTACATAGATACCGAAAGCAGCGATTATGATTTTTACAGACAAATGGAACGAATAAGAAGATTTATTGATTTGCACCGTTTACCCGAAAAGTTTGACGCATTTGCTGTTCGTGAAGATAATCACAAAACAATAATTCAATATATAGAAACTTATTTATTGCAAACACCGGATTGTGCCGTTTTAATAATTGACGGATTGTTGGATTTAATTATGAATTACAATGATGAAGCAGAAAGCCGACAATTGGTACAATTTTTAAAAACAATCACAAAACGTTTTAATGTTTTAATTATTACGGTTATTCATTTGGGTAAAAAGGATAATCAAACGTTAGGACATTTGGGTTCTGCATCAGATCGTTATGCTCAATCCACATTATTAGTTGAAAAAGACAAGGAACAACAATGTTTTACTTTATCATCCAGGTTTATGCGTTCAGATGAAGATTTTCATCCAATAAGCATTAAATTTATCAATGGATCATACGTTGAATATAATTATATGCCAACAGCAGAAAAAGAAATTAAAGAAAAATATAAAAAGAAATAAAAAAAAAGCAGCGCAAATAATGCGCCGCCGACAAATGATTACTACAATTAAGAGCAAATCACTTTTTTCATCACAAAAATATATAAATATGACAACACAACAAAAAATTTATTTTATTATTCAGCAAAGAAAATCTTGCACATTGGACGAATTGGCCCAAATAACAAATTTAACAAAAACCAGAATAATAAGAGGCCTTTATCCGTTAATTGTTAAAAGAAAAATTAAATCAGAAAGCAGCGATGGATTAAGATATTTTATTATTAAAAATAAAAAATGAATAATCAATATTATACGGCTATTGTTTTTTTTTCGCCTTTTACAAAAAAATTACCTTTTAAATATCGCAACATAAAAGACGAAAAGGACTTTGTAAATTTTTGCAAACGAAAGTTGCCAGGATCAATTTATTTTAATTTGTACGAAAAAAACACAAAGGACTTTGTAAAAAGAATTTGGATAAATTAGTGATGTGAAAATAATACCAAAAAAAAAGTTAGTAATCCTTAAAAAAATTATATGAAAACATTTAAAGAATTATTGATAGAATTAAACGCTTGTAAATATGCAATAGAATGGGCAGGTGATAGGACAATAGAAGAAATTATTAAAGATTCATGGAGAGGAGATTGGTTGTTGTGGTTAGCAAAAAGATTAGAATTGCCTTTAAATAAACTTACATTGGCCAAAGCAAGATGTGCTAAGACAGTTATTCATCTAATGAAAGACCAAAGAAGCATTAACGCTGTTAATATTGCTGAAAGATTTGGACTTGATGAATGCACACTTGAAGAACTTTCTGCTGCTGCTTATGCTGCTGATGCTGCTGCTTATGCTGCTGATGCTGCTGCTGCTGCTGCTTATGATGCTGATGCTGCTGCTTATGATACTGATGCTGCTGATGCTGCTGCTTATGCTGCTGATGCTGCTGCTTATGCTGCTGCTTATGCTGCTGATGCTGCTGCTTATGCTGCTGCTTATGCTGCTGCTTATGCTGCTGCCGATAAAAAGAAAAATCAACAACAAACATCGGATATATGCGTAAAAGTATTAGGAGAGTTAATAATCACACAGGTGAATAAAATCTTAACATTAGACGAGTTTAAAAAAGAAATTGGATAAATTAGTGTTTGAGTTTTGTTTTGTATCAAAAAGCCGCAAAAATTGCGGTTTTTTTTGTGCATATATGTTATGTATATGTAGTAATAAAGGTGAAAAAAGTGAATATATATCTTTTTTAGCTTTGCGCATCTATACATATCTTACCCGCGCCTGTGGGGGCGCGGAGATATGTATGCGCAAAGCTAAGGAAAATAAATGATATTGTTGCGTTTTTGCGGTTTTTTTTATCCACAAAATAAATTTTTAACTTTAAAATTGTTTGTTGTAAATTGCATACATAACATTATTCAATGAAAAAAACTACTTTTTGGATCATTGGCGGAGTAATTGGGTTATGGTTATTGCTTAAATTAAAAATGGCTTCTGTATTGCAATACACATTTGCAGGAATATCAATTGGTAATGGTACAATCTTAAATCCACAATTATTAATATCAATTAATATTTTCAATCCTACTAACACATCATCAACTATAAATTCAATAAATGCAAATATTTATAGTAATGCAAGTTTAATTGGAACTGTATCTGCAACATATAATCAATCAATTGCATCAAATGCAACAACAACATTGCAATTGCCTTTAAATTTACAATTAGGTGGTTTATTGCAGGATATTGCAACTACTATTCAACAAACCGGTGCAACTTTTGAAATAAAAGGAACAGTAACAGCAGATTTAATTCCTGTTCCGTTAGATATTACATATAATTTTTAAAATGACAAGTAATAACGAATTACTTTTACAATTAGAACCTTTTAAGAATAATGAAGCGGTTATTGTTCACGATCAATCCGTTGGTGATATAATTGATGCAATATTAACTACACATAAACAATATGTTAATCAATATGATTTAATATATCCTTATTTTGTTGGAGTTGATCCTGTAGATACTGCTAAAAATGTATTTAATTATTTAAAAGCAAATGTTAAGTATAACATTGAGCCTGAAGATTTGCAAACCGTTAAAAGTCCGGCCGCAATAATAGCAACAGGAAAAAGCGGCTCCGATTGCAAAAATCTCGCATTGTTTGCAAATGGAATATTAGATGCATACAGAAGAAACGAATTGCAAAATTTTGATTTGTATTATCGTTTTGCATCTTATGAATATGGTGATAAAACACCACAACACGTTTTTTCTGTAATGAAATATAACGGAAAAGAAATTTGGATTGATCCTGTATTAAATTTTTTTAATCAACAAAAAAGTCCGTATTTTTATACTGACAAAAAAATTAAACCTATGGCATTAGTAGCGTTAAGCGGTATTAATATAATGGACAATCCATACGGTAATTATTATAATAAAATAGGTGATGCAACTACTCAATTAATAACTGCCGGAGCATCTACCGGAGCAAATTTAGTTTTTCCCGGATCTGGTTTAATTGTTGGTTCATTGGCAAGTTTAATAACATCAATTTTTCCAAGTGGAGGAGGAACACCAAATGATTGGCAAGGATGGGATGCATTAGACGTACAATATAATAGAGGACAATTAGGAACATCAGCAGCATCACATATTAAAGGTATTATTAACAATACAGATAGCAACCCAAAATTAGCTGCTCAAAATATTTTGTCATGGATTTCATCTAAGGGTAATAATGGATTGAATTTAATATGTACAACTTTTAATACTGGACATGATTTAAACGGGCAAACAGTTACAATCAACGATGTATTAAATGCATTAACAAAAGCAGGATATCCTTCACAAGGCCAATCATTATATAATTATTATCAACAGTCAATTGCACCTACATTATCAACAACATCATTAACTGCATCAACCGGAGGAATAAGTCCTATTATATTATTGGGTGGTGGTGCATTATTATTAATTTTATTACTAAAAAAATAAATTATGTCAGCTTTACAATGGATTGTTAAAGAAGCTAAAAAAATAAAAAAAGAATATCCTAATCGTTTTAAAACGTGGCGTGAATATGTTGCCCAAGCATCAGCTATTTATGCTTCTAAACATAAAGGAAAAAGTCCTGTTGGTAAAAAGAAAGCAGTTACAAAAAAACATCATGTAAAGAAAAAAGTAGGTGCAGTAAAAAAAAGAAAACCAACAGAAAAAAATGTATTAACTGCAATTAAAAAAGCCGAAAAAGTACAAAAAAAACATATGGGTTCAATTCATAAAGTTTTAATTATATTATAATATGGTACAATCAACATTAATTAATATTTCACATGGTGGATATTTAATAGCAAAACATTATATTAATAATCAAACATGGTATGCTTCAGATGAAGCATGTGTTTACGAAATTTGGAAACAAATTAAATTTACTTATGGTGAGATTTTTCACATACATAGAATAGGTAGTAAATTTAAAATTACACCATGTAAAAAAAATGAATTAGAACAAATATTATCAAATGGAAAATCATGGTTGGAATATTTAAATAAATAAAATATTAAACATTTTTATTCACTATTAATTTAAAAAAAGATGGCAAGACGTAAACATCACAAAAAACATACTTCACGCAGAAGAAGACATCATTCAATGAGTGGAGTTAAAGGTATGGCAAGTAATGCATTGGCTATTATAGCCGGTGGCGTTGCTGGTCGCTTTGTAGGTAACTTTGTTGGAAGCACATTTGCATCAACTTCAAGTTATAAAGGTTACATACAAGCGGGAGTTCCTATTGCATTGGGTTTCTTAACACCAAAATTAGTTAAATCAGAATTTGGTAAAGGATTAGGAGCAGGTATGATTGCAGTGGGTGGTTTATCATTATTCCAAACATTGGGCGTTGTTAGCGGCGTACCTATGATTGCGGGTTATGGTGGTAAAAAAGTTGGTTTAGGACCTACAAATCAAAATCCAAGAGGTTCAGTAGCTGGACTTAGCACACATCAAGCAGCAATATTAACAGCGTAATTCACTTTTTTCACCTTTATTAATTAAAATTTTAAAATAATACACAATGTTAAATCAAGTAGGTTCAAGACTTGTATTTGAGAACGCAAAAACTTTCGTTCAGTCACAAGGTTTTGACACATCACACGCAGTATTGACACAAGGTTATTTACGCAGTGAGGTTGCAATGAGCATTTCTTCTGCACAATATCACGTACCTGTATTGGTTAATGATAGCACCAATGGATCACCTTTTGCTACCGAGCAGCGCCTGGCTTTGCAAGATATTTTTGTTGTTAGTGCAATTGGCGTTTTTGTTGCAGCTCCATCATCATCTACTGCAACAGCTTTTCCTTTGTTATCATATCCAAACGCAACAACTTTCAGCACATCAGGAGCAGCAGCAGCTTTGTACAATTTATATAACGGTTCATTGAATATCACCGTTAATAATCAGCAAATTTTGCCAACATGGGATTTATTCCGCCATTATTTTGTTCCACAAACTCAAAACGGAGTTGGTGCATCAACCGGAGCAACATTACCAATTGATCAAATTGATGCTTCTGAAAATGCATTTGGTGCAACTGAACCAAACATTTTATTAAATGGTGCATCTAATATTCAAGCTAATATAACTTTGCCTGGTGCAATTGGTACTTTACAAGCAAGTACATCACCGCGTATTGTTGTTATTTGGAGAGGTATTAAATGCCAAAACGTTACATCTGTTCGTTAATATTATTTTAGTCTTTATTAGCGATAAAAAGACAGCCGCCGCCGGTCGGACATTACCGGCTATTTTATAAAAAATAAAAATGTACTATGCTTAATTTAAAATTATATCAAGCAATTGAAATTCCTATACCAAATGGAAGTACATTGACAAAATATTTTTTTCAAGATCAGCCACAATTGCGTAATGCAACAATTAACGCAATTCAAGTTTATACAACTAATACCTTGTCATCTACTCCTTTAACGGGTAGTAACATGGTTTCGTCCGCTGACATGAAAAAAAGTTTTTTGACATTGTATTCCGGTGATTTGCAGGTTGTTTGGAATATTCCATTACTTGCATTAAACAATGTTAATAACGGAACAGATGCTTATGTATTTGAATTGCCTAATATGCAAGGCATTATCATTTCATGGGTAAAAAGTTACGTTCAATTATCAAGCGCACCTGGAACAACAGGCGTAGCGTATGCGTTTGGCGCATATTATACATTGCCTCAATAATCACTTTTTTCACTTTTAATAAATAAACAATGGCGCAACCGTACAAACCCGAACTTTTTTCGATTGATAGCGTATTGAATTTTTACCAATTGTCGGATGGCGTACATTATAAAATATACGGTGGTACTTCGCCTAAGGCGGAGTATTGCCGTTATTATTTTGATGGCGACGAAAAAGAAATAGGGTTTCAAAGATTAGATGAAGAATTACAAAGCTTAAAAAACAACATTGATAATACGAATCCTTATTTAATACAGATATTTAAAAAACAAGGAAGAAAAAAAATTGCTGCAATTGAAGATCAGCCAACTACACAGATAGTTTTTCAATTAAATAAACCCGAACGTTATGTTCCTTATGGTGGAATGGGAATGATGCCTCAACAAAGCGATCCGGATTTAAAAATGATTTTATCTAAAATTGTTGAAGGTCAGAATTTATTAATTAGCAAATTAAGTGCAGAAGAAGTTGAAGAAGATATTGAAGAAAATCCGGAAGGTGGTTTTTTGGGTGCAGTATTAAATAATGAGCAATTTCAGCAAATGGCCATTGCAACAATTACCGGAATATTAACCAATAAATTTATGCTTAATACACCTACTGCATTAGCAGGAATACCGAATGAAGATCAACAAACAAAAGCATTACAAGCAATTGAATTATTAAGCAATAAGGATGCACATTACGGTGATCATTTATTATATTTAGCAAATTTGGACGATCAAAAATTTAAATTTTTATTGTCTTTTATAAAATAATTTTTATGCCTAATTACGTTGATGCATTTATAGGACATGATTTATTTACAACAAGCAATGTAAATGCATATTCATTGCCTACAATTAGCAGTAATGTAATTAATCAATACGGAAGTGGAACAGATATTGGTAATATTTATTCTTATGTAAATGGTAGCGATGGTAATTTATATTGGATGATATATCCTTTAAACGATTTATCGCAAACACCATTTTATATTTTAAATGATGCTAACGAATTATCTATTCCGGATGTTAATCAACCATTAACCGGTATTAATACTAATAAACCATTAACGGTTGTTGATACTACTCCACCAATAGGACAAAGTATTTCTGACACATTAAGCAGTGTATTTTCTGGCATTGCAAAAGCATTACCTGTTATATTAATTGGTGGAGCAGCAATTCTTTTATTACCGTCAATAATAAAAAGCATAAATGAAAAAAGGAAATAAAAATATTATTTGGTTTATTGTAATTGGTGCAGTTTTATTGTTGGCTTTTAAAAAACCAACAACAACAGCAACAACATTAATACCTATTGATTTGCCAGGTAGTACACCGGATAATAATGTTTATTCTCAAGTAGGAACTAATATTGTTGATGCAAATGGTAATATTGTTTATACTTATGATACTTCCGGAATTGGAATGATGGTTGTTTCACAAAATGGATTACAATTATATGTTGAATATGATAATAATAAATACGGTTATGTTCAACAATCACAAATAACACAATAATATGGAAAAGAAAACAAAAAATTTATTATTAATAGGTGGTGGAGTTATTGCGCTTTATTTGCTTTTAAAGCCAAAAACAACAACTTCTGTTCCTCGTTCTACATCAACAATAAATCCATTGCCAACAAATCAACCATTAACAATAAGTAATTTGTTAAGTAGTTCAACTTCTTTGGTAAATGGCATTAGCAGTTTATTTGGTGGTAGTTCATCATCAACTACAACATTGCAACCAATTGTTGTAACTCCTTTGGCCACATCAAATAATGAACTTCCAACAGTTACTGGACCTGCATTACCAAGTATTGCACCTACTATTGCAATAAATCCTGCATTATCCACAGATCAAACAACAATTGATGATACTGCGGATGATTCAGATCCTTATGGCAATTATTATAATGCATAAAAATTAAAACATGAAACCTATTAATTTAATATTATTAACTGTTGGCGGTTATTTGGTTTATAAATGGTGGCAAAATCAACAAGCAGCAAGTGCAACATCAACAACAGGAACACAAGTTGTTACTTCACCAACACCAACAACATTATCATTGCCTGGAGTGTCAATGTCGGTTCCGGAAACAACAGGTATGGCTCAAGTTGTTCCAACACCTGCATCAATTTTGCCGTTAAATGTTGTAAATAATACAACATCATCAAGCGGCGCTTGTAGTTGTTGTATAAGTGGAGGAAATATAAACAAACAAGTGTTTGTAATTTAATCACTTTTTTAACTTTTAACAAAATGGCATTAAAAGAATACGACATTACATTTCAAGGATATGCAACATCAAGTTTTATTCAAACCAATTGCAATTCTGTAACATTTACCAATTTGGGAACTGCAACAGCATATATTGATCAATTAGTTCCTTTGTTGCAAAATCAATCTTTAACAATTGATGGGAATGAATGTGAAATTACAAGGCACATTTTTCAAGTTACTTTTGATACAAGTGTTAGCGGTGCAACAAATAATTTATTAGTAATTTTGAAAAGCTATTTAAACGCATAACATGGGCGGAATACTTTTTAACAATAATGCAATTAATCAGAAAGGCACACCGTTGCTTTATACAGATATTTTTGCAAACAGGCCACAAGCTGCAATAAAAGGTAGATTGTTTTTTTCTACCGATACAAGCGCTATTTATGAAGATACAGGCAGCGCATGGATATTACTTGCAAATGTTGCAGGGAGTGGGAGTGTAGGCACATTGGAACAAGTTACTACAAATGGCAACAGCACAAATCAGGGAATTACAATTACAGCCAATGGCTTAACTTCTAATAAAGTTGTTGTTAGTGGTGGAACATCATCACAATTTTTAAAAGCAGATGGGAGTTTAGATAGCAATACTTATTTAACAACAGGAAGTGCATCATCTACATACCAGCCGTTAATAACACTTACAACAACAGGAACAAGCGGAGCAGCAACATTTAGTGGAAACACATTAAATATTCCTAATTATGGAACTGCATTAAGTGGCTATTTGCCACTATCAGGAGGAACATTAACAGGAACATTAATTGGTACAGGAATAGTATTAACTAACGGAATTACTGCATCATCATTCAATACAATTGGTGGAACAGCATCACAATTTTTAAAAGCAAATGGAAGTTTAGATAGTAATACTTATTTAACAACATCAAATGCTGCATCTACTTATCAACCGTTAATTACACTTACAACAACAGGAACAAGCGGATCAGCAACATTTAGTGGTAATACATTAAATATCCCTAATTATGGAAGTGCATTAAGTGGATATGTACCTTATAGTGGTGCAACAGGAACAGTTAATTTAAACGCTCAAACATTAACAAATGTCGGTGCATTAAGCGGTATATCGGCAAATTTTAGTGGAGATTTTACTTTAGCTAATCCTTCAGCAAATACAAAATTATTTATTAATAGAGCAAATTCTACGTATTCAGATGGTATATTTTATCAAACAAATGGAACTTACGATTTTGTTGTAGGTCAAAACCCATTATCAACAGGAACTTCAGATTATTCTATTTATAGTTATGGGGCATCAGCGGTAGTATTTAATATTGCTCGTTCCACAGGAGCAGCTACATTCTCAAGTAGTGTAAATAGTGCGTCATCAGCATTACAAATAAACCCTACCAACGGTTATAATGTATTAATTGGACAAACAACAGACGCAGGGTATAAATTACAAGTTAATGGAACAGCATCAGTAACGCAAATAATTACCTCGCAAACATGGCTTAATGCCTCAACTTTTAATCAATCCTTTACAATAAGTCCAGCAAATGGTGCAGGAACAACAATAATAAGCAATAATAGTACCAACTACACGTGGACTATGGAACCGGCTGTAGGTAATAATAGAATGTATATTTTAAGGACAATCGGAACTAATACAATCACAATCAATACATCAGGGAGCGACGTTATTATAAATAATGCAGGTTCATCAGTTAGTAGTTTAACAATGACATTATCAACCGGTGCTATTATTTTACAAAGTGATGGCAACAGCAGATGGATACAAATAAAATAATTATATGAAAACAATTACACCAATATCAATTTGGGTTAATGGACAACAACAATTAGCAAGTATATTGAACGCTTATGTTATAAGTGATAATTTAAGTACACAAGCTACATTTTATTTTGCGTTGTATTTAGAAAATGCAGACACTACATTGGGGCAACAATTAACAAATGGTAATTTGTATATGACAGGAACTGCATACACTAATTACGAAACTAATCAGGATGCTTGGAATTGGATTGCACAATCATTAAATGTAACTGTGACAGGCGATTATATTCCACCTGCACCCATTACAAATAATACACAAGCTGCAACAGTAACAGCACCAACAACAGCAGAATAACTTTTTTAACCTTTAAATAAAATAGAAATGACAAACGAACAAGCATTGCAGATTTTAAAAAACATTATTGATGCAGCAGTAAAAGGAAGCATTTTTCCTAACATGGATAGCGCTTTTCAAGCAGCTAACGCTTATAACCAAATAGCACAAGCAATATTAAATAAAGATGGATCAGTTACTGAATAATGTAGGAATAATTATTACAGGGTTAAGCGCTATTATTTTTGTAGGATCATTTTTTGGAAC